TCCCAATTTATGTCTATATCAAAATTCAGATACCTTACATAATCATAATTCAATTCATCATAACTATAATTGAGATACTTAACTATCGGAAATGGAGTATCATCATAAATAGTGCGCTTGATTAAATCAACGTATTTACCGGTTTTTTTATTGATAGCTCTTAATCTCTCATCTACTACTCTTTCTCCTGACTCTTCCATTCTATAAGCCCTTTGTTATGTTTATCGTAATATAATAATGCTATAGCGTTCCAGCATACGGCGGATAGATGCATGAATCCCTCCTTATCATATCTCTCCCCTTTCGTATAAGCGACCAAGTGTCTCATGAGTGCACCTAGATAACGATTGAACCCATCAGGTATATCTTGCCATGAGTTATCAGCATACTTCTTGGCACCTTCTGTATATACCCTCACGATGTCTTCTATCTCAGCCAAAGGAAGGAGGTCCCACCGGAGTTTGCCGTCGGCCCGGTCGTTCTTCCCGCTGCCGTCCTTCCCGACGAACGGTGCGTCTGTCGCTTCCCACTCATTGGTATTACATAGACCCTCGCCGATAGAGCTATAATCCGTAAGCTTATCGACCGTTTCCTCATCAATAATCCTTAATTTAATAGCCCTGTTTAATGATACAACCATTTCCTCGTCAGCCCAAGCATATTCATATGATGCTTTAAATAATGGGCCTAATTTCATCATTCCTGTACGATCGGCGGTTTCAAGTACCTCAAATACCTCACCGTCATAAACAACCTTTTCGTATTTACCAAATTCCTCTTTCATTTTAAATTTCTTTTTGTTTTATTATTATTACTGGATCATCATTAAAAGGAGACAGTATTCCAATATGCAGCAATATGCTTCGCTCATCCCCATCATTCTTTTCTGCTTTAAAGCCATTGATAACACATTTGTCACTAGATATAATAAAACCGCTTGTATCAGGATTATTTTCAATTGTAACCCATCCCTTTTTAACTGATTCATGATTCCTTAGTTTATCAGCATCATCTTTCGTTAACCAATATTCCTCAAAAACAGTATCCGGATATTTGGTCTTTATTTCCTCGTAAGTATCATACCATGTCATATTTTCATGTTTTAGATTAATAAAATTCGCTAAGATCCCTACATTCCGGTGTCTCACCTGTTATGGAATAAAGCTCACCAGATGATAGATATACGCAATGCGATGTCTTCCCGTCCCTCCACTCGCTTTGCTTCGTAATCCCGTAAATAGCGCAGCGTTGGATCCCCGGCCCTGCCTTTACCCACGAGTGTCGTACGTTTTTCTTTCTCGTCCTGTTGGTGTTGTTAAGTTTCCTCATATTAATCCTCCAAAGTCATTATAATCTTATCTTTCCCGATAATAACCTCATTCCCGCTCCTTACATCAAAGCATTTCCCTTCATCTGCCTCCTTGAAATAAAGAGCACCATTGTACTCGAACAAACCGAAGCCGTAATCGTCTAGCTTCATTTCGTTAAGTCTCTTGAATTTGTATATTTTCCCCATATTTTCTGTATTTTTTATATTTTGTATTACTAAACACATCAAAAAGATAGATAAGATCGTTGCTATTATCCCTCCATAAAATTTAGTCGAATCATTCTTTTCATTTCCTTCTACTATCAAATAGATAGAACACGCCATTATTATAAAGGTAGATCCTAATCCAATCATAACATTTCCCTTGTTTTCAAAAACTCCATCATATCCTCTGCACTAAGCTGGAAGCCTGCCGCCGCCTTATGGCCTCCTCCCCCGGGATAGGCTTTACGTGCCAGCGCCGAGACATCCACCTCCTCTTTGGTGGTATAGAATGAACATCTAAAGAATCTTCCGTTCCAGCAAAATGGCATCATCAGATCATGTCTCTTAGGGTTATACATAGATTCAAATGTAGTAGAGTTAAACTCCGTGGTATTCATACATATAGCCTTGTACCC